GTGCCGTGGCTGACAATCGTATCAGACTTCTGTGTGGTGTGGATTTGGATGCCATCGACATATCTTTTCCTCAATGCTTGTTTGATGTGGGGGAGTTCTGCCGCCATCTTGCGGTGAAACTCAACCCCTGAGTCCAGGGTCCTCCTGAACGCAAACTCAGCATATAAGAACGTCCGCATGTCAATGGAGGCCTTCTTCATAATTAGGCCTGCAACATGGACAACGGTCGCAGAATTGTCTAACAACCTCCTTATCGCACCACGGGAACAGTTTTGTGAGGTATACTTCTTCAACCCCACTGCAACGTCCTGGTGTATGGCCTCAAACGGGACGTGCTTCCTCATCCCACGAGCTTCAGTGTTCCGAAGGTCTTTCCCCACACCTGGCCACTCAATTGTGCGAGCTGCATAGCGGAACTGTGGGTTCAACGCCAAGCACGCCAGGTATAAAGATGTTTCCCCTCTCACCAATACATCGTGGTTCTCCCTGAGGCCACAGAGACGGCGAACGGCGACCATCATGTTGGCAGTGTCATTCTTCAGCACAGCTGGTTGTGTGCCATAAGTTTCCAACTTGAACCAGCAATGGATCTTCCAATTCCCACGGTCTCTCTCACCTAACGTCACATACACCGGCATAGACTTCTCCACCATCACTCCATTAATCATGCGCTGGTATCGCACAGGCACACCCAGACTTGTTAGTTGATCTTCAACTTCCTTCACGACTGGCGTCCCAGCCGAGTGTGTGCCTGGACCAAAGGCAAATACGGATCGAGGATCCATATCATAGGGTAGACTAGGAGCATCTTCCGGCCACTCCTGCCATGGCTCTCCAGCCGGGCCAAGGTAATCTCGTACCCACAAACGAGTAAATGTAGGGTTCTCGTCGAGCACGGTTAAGTGCTGCGGCGCGATTACACCACTCTTGGGGACTTTGACTCCACTCTGACCCGCTTGGATTGTGTACCAAAAATAGTGCACAGTGCCTAGCAGGAGATCTTCCTTGAACTTAACATCACTTTGCAAATCAACAGTACCAAGACCAGTCGCATCAACCATGCTCCATTCCTTGTGAAGGTGGGCTAGGGACACACGCACTTGCCGGTCTTCGGTTCTAGCTGACGTAAAGTGACGCCTGAGGTTCTTCAACATGTGCATATGCACCCAACATTTCTGGGCTGGACGTACTACAGAGTCGATGGTGTAACTAGGGATATGGAGGCTCCTAGCAAACCATTGTGCCACCTTCTTGGGATAAAATCCCTCAGCCAACACAATGGTGCCATACCGCCACTCCTTAGCACACCACTTGATGATGGTTCCTTCCTTCACACAAAAGAATGGATCTCCACCCACAATGGCACACTTTACAGTGTCCAACTCCGGATGCTCAAAGCTCTCTCCCGTCAACCTCCCAAATTTGCTGGTCTTAGCCTCGCCTGTATGGAAGTAGACAATGTCAGAACTGTCAACATACACCAACAAATGGGCTTCGCTGACACCTGAATCAAGGAAACTGTAGTACTGCTTCAGCGGGTCGAAACCCTGCTGTAATTCCACACCAGTTTCCTCGCCATGCCTATACTTACAAAACTTGCGATGGCATATGCCTGCCGCAAACCTCTTGCACAAGGGCATCCTTTCCTCATCAGGTTCATAAATCTCAGGTTGCCCCGGATCATTAGCCTGAGTGTACTTGGGCGCGCCAATAGGTGGCGCTGGGTTTTTCGCAACCTTACTGCGTCCAGTCGGAGCCGGGTTCTTTCGGTCAACTTCCCGTCTAGGGACGACTCTCTCAACCTTCTCAACGACTAGCTCCGGGGATTTCTGTGGAGATGGAGGGCTTCCGGGGTTTTTGACCCCTTCAACCCACCCTACCCCACCAGGGGCCCCCCCACCGGCCATGGCAGCTAGATCATCAGTATTCGTGTACTCACCGTGCGACCCATTGAGTTGCGAGGACACTTCATGATTTGTGCCTGGCACATACCTGAAGCCCTCAGCATACTCACTTGCAGTCGGGAGATACGAATGACCTGATGACTCCTCAGCAAACTGCCGTCTACGCTCCAAAGACTGCTCCCTGTTCAAAAAGCAAGCCTCGAGCAATTCTGGCATTCCCTCTGGAGGAGGTGTGACGCTACCTGGACGGGACACGCTACCCACAGCGGCTGTGTCTGCATCTTCACTAGGCTCGTGGACCCTACCCAAATCTAGGCGTGGTTTGTACAACATGTCAAGGCGCAATAATTGTTGCCTTAACAATGCCACACAAGATTGCCGACTACGGGTCATCCACTCATCCTCTTCCACCTCAACGTAATACACATTACCACTTGAGTCGATGTCAAACGCGCATTTGACCTCGCCTAGTGGATGGCTTACGTATTGTGGTGTGCAGTCTTCAGCCATCGTGGTGAGCTGGTCTGCCCAATCCAACACAAACGTGGAGTGATCGTCAGTGTTGGTTGCTGAGCCATTGTTACCGTTCAATGATGCGTTGGGGCCCGTTCCAACCATCATGATGTACGGTGTTCCGGGGCGGCCAGGAATTACGGTAGCATCAACACCGATGCCACCCTCAGCCCGTGAGCGCTGCGGGCGAGTCCCTAAACCAAAGCTGTATCGACTATCACCTCCTATCTCCTGGACCACACCTGGTCTGTTAAACCGGTCTATGGTACACTGGAGGTATGGGCGTTGTCGGGCGGCACGGGCGCGTGGGTGAGCACTGCACCTATCGCGCCTGACACCAGCTAGGTTGGCGTAACTCCTGGTGAACTCTTGTACCATCTCAATGAACAGACGATCATCTGCTCGGTGAAACAAAT